AAAGCAATATAATAAGTCAAATCATAGTTCTTACTCTGGAATCGTGATAAAAGTTTAGATGATATAACCACATCATAAGATCCTTCAATAAGTTTTAAATTCTCTTCCTTAAAATTACAAGTGAATTCCTTATCTGTCTCACCAACTTCAATAGAGAACTTATTAGAAGTGTCATTCTTCTTATCACGAACTACCAATCTCACAACTCCACCTTCACCAATGACAGAAATATCTGGCAATTGAAGTAAAGAAGATGATTTCTTAAGTCTATCTAAATGTTGACTAGTAAGGGCAAAAGAAACATCCTCACTAGGGAGAGAAATAGGCTTATCTGGTGGAGCACTAGTTGCCATTACAGCAGGATCAGCAAAGAAATACTTTGTCTTAGATTTTCCTTCACGAATAACAACATAATTATCATTAGTAAAATCCAATTCAGGACTTTGATAAAGACGAAGACCATTCATAAACTGCTGAAGATCATAAATTCCAAAATCCTTAGGAAATTCTTCATCAACAGTGGCTTCTGCAAGGATATTCTTCATCACACTCATAGTGCGAAGTCTAGCTCCTTGCTTAAAAAGAATAGATTGATTGATATCTGTAAAATTCTTGAGTAGAGAAAGGGTATTTTCAGAAAGTTTCATAACCACGGGTCGTAATTTCATCGTTTGTGTTGCCACTGAAGTAGTAAAGTAGAAGACAATAATGCATTGCCTTTAGTATATCACGTTTTGCTTGTCCCTTCTTATCATATCTGCTCAAATACTTGATAGCATTAGAACGACAGAAAGATTCTGCATCACCTACTGAATGAATAAGGTCAAGTGTCTGAACATCAGAATTATTATTAGTGTAATGTCCATTATAGGTTGAACAAACATAATCAGAAAGATCTTTAAGTCCTTTGTCCTCTTGATATTTTCTATGAGATGGTCCTTTTAAATTTGGTTTTGGTTTTGATGACATCTGAATACTATCCATAGTAGGGTAAGCATCATACCCTAAAGAAAGATGATCATCACCCATTCCACCAGGAACTCTAGTTGGTCCCAAATTAAGAGTATCAGGAGAGGCAGTAGGATTACCTGTTACGCTAAATCCATCCTCTGCCCACCAACTTTGATCTAAAGAAATTGTATCTGATCCTCCAAAGAAATCTGTTCCTGCTGTAAAAGAAATAGTGTCCTCATTGGAAGTTTCTCCCAACACTATTACATCCTCATCTTTACTCATAATAGGATAATCCTCATCCATAGTTCCATTCATTTCTGAATAGAGTAAACTCCATGCATTAACCATATCATTAATCCTCCTGATTGTCAATGGGAAGTTGAACAGTAGCATCTACCTTATCATACAATTCTAGGAATGCCTGTTTAGTCTCATCATCAAATCTGTTTACACAAACTTGAATTGCTTTCATCTTATCCTCAAAGATATTATAAGCATGAAGA